CATAGTTTTCTATGTAAGCTGAAGTATTATAAGCATAAAGGTCAAAGCCTTGAGTTGCACCTGTGCCTGAAGCACTATCAGTTAATTTTAAATGTCCTCCAAGACTACTAGAGTTTCTTATTTCTAAGCCATTACCATTTTCAAAAGCAGGACTAGTCGTTCCAATTCCAACAGCATTAGTAGAAGAATCTACAAATAAAGTTCCGCTATCCCAGTTTAAGTCTCCAGTACCACCTGTAAGAGCTGTAAGAGTTCCAACACTTGTAATGTTTGTTTGTGCTGCTGTTGCTAGTGTGCCTGTGATAGATGTACTTGCTGATAGTGTTGTGAATGATCCCGCAGCTGCTGTAGTGCCACCAATAACAGAACTGTCTATAACTGCTCCGTCTAAGTTCATAGCCACTGAAGTCCCAGAAGAGCTAAATAATCCGTCAACAGTATCGAGGTCAGCGTTTAGCTTTGTTCCCCAAGTATCTGTAGATGCTCCTACTTCTGGTTTGGTTAAGTTTAAATTCGTTGTAAATGTATCTGCCATAAAATTTTATCCTTTAAGCTGCGTCTTGTTCGCCTAATGTTGTCCATGATGTATCTGGATTAGATTGTTCTGTCCAGGTTTCGCTTGCTACTATTTGGTCTGTCCAGTCATCTGATGGAACAATTATATCTTCCCATTTTAGACCACCAATAGCATTAAATCCACTTGTTTGTTCAATTGTGCTAGTGCCTCTGTAGACTATGCCACCGATTGCATCTAACCCGCTTGTTTGTGCAATAAGAGCATTTCCTACTACAGTAAATCTACCAGTAGCAGTCATGTCTGATATTGCTGGGCCAAAGACTACACCACGATCTATTTGTGTACCTGTAGCTATTACATTGGATGTTGCGGCTATAGTTGCAGATCCTAGGTCTATTTGTATACCTACTGCGGATGCTCCAGATGTACTAGCTATAGTGGCTACTCCATCAAGAATAATACTGCCTATTGCGTCAAAGTCAGATGTTGAGGCTATTACAGAAATGCCTGTAATTACGAATCTACCTGTTGCGGTAGTGTTAGAGGTTGCGGCTATAGTTGCAGAACCCAATACTGGAACTTGAACAGTTCCGATCGCTGTTACATTGGATGTTGCAGCAATAGTGGCTGCGCCAAAATGATAAACGGGAGTACCATAATCGGCGTTCCCGTAACCATATAATCCGTAGCCTATTGAGGCCATGTTGTTAAGCTAGTGTTATATCTAAATCGCCAGCATCAAATCTAAATACATCTCCTGAAGTTACAGTTTTAGATGTTGTTAAATCTGCATAAGCTAATAGATTACCGCTTGAAGCAGCGTCTAAAATACCAACTGCAACTACAGTTCCATAATCAGCTGTAGCTGTTGGATATTCTATTGCAGCTGAATTAGTAGCTGTTGTTGGGTCTGTACCAGAAACAGTAAATGCTCCTGATTGTCTTGCGTATGAACCGCCAGTTACTTCAGTACCACCACCTGTATCTGTTGGTGCTACAGTATATAAAGCAACATATAATGTTCCTGGTGCTGTATAAGCATTACCACCAAATACATGGTCTAATACTTTATCTTCTAAGTAATCACTAAATCCAGCCATATTGTCTCCTAATTATTATTCCAATAATAAATGTTTTTACCAGATTTGCCATAAGTTCTTCTTCTTTGCATTAGAGATCCTTTGCCAAATTCTGCCTTCTCTTGTTCTAGTCTCATCTCTTCTAATGCTTTTTCAAATTGTGCTGTAAATAACGGCACTCTTTCGTCTTCCATTAGATAAATTGAAGCATGTTTTAAAGCACCATATAAGTAAGCATCTGGATATCCTGTGGATATAAAGTTCGTTTCATTAGAACTACTTAGAGCATCAATGGTACTAAAGTATGTTAATTGTAGCGTATAACTTGAGTCAGGGGTAGGTGCTAGCTCCAATGAATTATCTACAATCGCATAGTAAACTGGTTTACCAGTTACGTTATCAATAGACCTTCTATAAACATCTAATGATTCCATAGACTGTTGGAATAATGGCTTGAAGTCACCAGAAGTTATTTCTATGTTTATAGCTTCTAACCAGTCAGTTGGTAAAGACATATACTGTCCATCTGCTGTTGCAGTGGCTCTTTTTACCATGTCTTTGTTTCTTAATCTTCTATTAAATTCTGCTTCAGTTGCATCAATAAAAAAATCAAGCTCACTTGTTAGGTCTGATCTATTTAAGAAATTTGCAATATTAGTTTTTAATTCATCGTATGTCATACTTTACCTTTCCATGTTCTAAATGGTTTGTTATCTGAGTGGTTAAGCCATTTCTTCCATCGTGCAGAATCTTGTGACCATCCTTCTCGAACTGCTCTTTGATATACCACCATTGGTATTTCTGCTACATGGCGTAAATCTTTACCAGGTGTATTTTGAGAAAGCGTTTTTACATAGTCAAGTGTAGGTTGTATGTCTTGCTGAGTGTGATAAATAATTTTATCGTCCTCTGTTGCAAATACGGACTTAAAACCTTTTTTGTGATCTATTAATGTTGTCTTAGCCATGTGTAGATTTTAGCACAAAAAAAAGGGATGCCGAAACATCCCTTTAAGGTAATTGACTAAACTTACGATACGTTTAAGTCAGAAACGATACTGTGAGCAGCCTCGTTAGATACCTCTAAACCAAATTCCACTATAATCATCTTGGTTTGAGCATCTCCTATAGTAGCAATATCAACAGTTTTAAAGTCTCTTAGGTAAGACACTTTAGCAAACTCTGGATCTACTAATAGCAATGATCTTTCTCTTGATCTGTTTGATGGAACGATTTTTAGTTCCCCAAAGTCAGAAGAGTAGACAGCTACTGAAGCTTCCACAGTGTTTGCATCAATGTTTTGTCTAGCTTGAGTTCTACCTGTGAAACCAGAAATAACTTGCTTATTGTGAGGGCCACAAATTGCTATTGTAGGTTCTCCACCATTTGCAAAACACTTTTGTAAAGAAACTTTTAACAAATCTTCTGTTAAGTCTCTTTGTGTTCCGTCAGTTGGAGCAGTTCCACCACCAGTAGGTGCAGTTCCAGTTTGGTTGTTGAAGTTAGTTTTAATCCATGACTCAAAACCACCAGTTACCCTAGCTGTTGTAGCGTCACCAGTTGTTTTAGCGCCTTTTTGACAAAGTGCTTCTTCCATATCTCTTTTCAATGCTTTAGACATAATAGCTAGCTGATGAGCCATTTCTGACCTTTTACCAGCTGGGTCTGAAGCGTCTTGTGAGCCAGTTACAGTTGCATCTCTTTTTGAGATCATTGCAACATTACTTACTCTAGTTGTCGCTGTAGCAGTAGATCTTGAAAGTTCAAAACCTTCTAACTGCCCAGTTGCTACTGGTGTAGGTAATACTTCTGTCTGCCAATCAAATACCACGTTCTTAATACTTTTTTTGCCAATTGATGACATAAAAGGTGTTTGCATTGGAGAAATGTTGTAAATGATATTACTTAGATCTTCTCTGTCAGCTGTTGCCGAATATGTGTCAAAGGCGTTTGTTACTTTAGCCATTCTTATACTCCTGTATAAATAAAATTATTTTAAAAATTGTTCAAAAACTTTAGCAGCATCCTGGACTCTTCCAGTTTTTGCCAAAGTCTGTTTTGCTTTTTTCGCTGGTGCTGCCGATTTAGGTCGGTTAGTCGTTCCAGGTCTTGCTACTCTTGCAGGTGCTTTTTGTGTTGGTTTCTTCTTCGTGGCTTCAACTGTTTTAGAGTTTAACCAAGCGTTTCTTAAACCAAGCAAAGCACGATAATCATAAACCTGTTGAATTTCTTGAGGTGTATAACCTAAAGTATTCACGGCATAGTCGCTGATAGCTTGCTTTTCTTGTGACGCAATCTCTTGATTTTGCCATTCGGGAATAATTTCAAGAAGTTTTTGCTGACCAAACTCAACAAATTGTTGAATCTGAGATTGCTGTTTAACTTGTGCTTCTTGTTGAAGCCTTTGGTTTTCAGCATTTACTGCACCTAACTTTTCTTTCTTTTCATCCCAAAGCTGCTTTTCTCTGACGTAGCCGACAGGATCATCTTCGTACAAAGTGTTCCAATCTGGTTCGTTAGCCAATTCGCCCTGTAGTTGGGCTTCCATCTTCGGTAACAACTGCGAATAAATCGCATCTCTTTGCGCTAACTCTGCTTGCTGCTGCTCAATAGTTTTTTTCTGTTGAGAGAGTTCTTGAGTTTTACGCGTATAATCTTGCTGACGAGAATATCCATTAATAAGTTCATCCTGCGTGACCTCTATTTCAGAGCCGTCTACTTTGACTCTGTATACAGGTTGCTGAGTTTCTTCTTCAACTTCTGTTTCTTCTTCAACTTCTTCGTCTTCGTATTCAGAATCTTCATCATCTTCATATTCTTCTTCAGATAATTCAGGTTCTTCTTCTAAGACTTCTTCTTCTACCACTTCTTGTTCTGTGACTGTTTCTTCAACCTTGTCCTCTTCAGGGGTTAAAAAACTTTCAAACGCAGAAGTAGCAACTTCCCTATCGGTTTGTAAAGCAGTCGGTTTATCCGTTATTGCCATAATAAATACTCCTTAATTGTATTTAAGAGTATTTTAGCTTAATAATGTAAAAAAGGGAAAGATTTAGCCTATATTCCTAATCTTGTTAATATTAGATTGTGTAAGCTTTCCTTTTTCTGCAATGATACGCAGATGTCTTTCGACCTCTGGTAATAATAATAATGATCTGTGTATGTCTTCTCTAGCAGCAACATCGTTTATTTCTCTTGAGTTTAACCAATGAGTTATGTATTCATTTTTAAGGTTTTCTATTGCTTCCTTAAAAACATCTGATGTTAATATTTGTTCTGCTTGTGCTGCTTTTAGCACTTCATCATGTGATACTGACATTTAGAATAATCCTCTTGGGTTTAATTGGTTGACTGAAAATCTATCATTAGCAACTGGTTGCTGAAGTGACAGTAAGTTTTTTTCTAAATCAGCCAGTCTTGTATCATAACCAGATAAGTCTGGGGCTTGATAACTTGGCATTTCTATGCCTTCTCTAGCTATACTTAAAAAATCATCTCTATAATCTTTAGGATTAAAAGCTGGTAAATCTTGCTGGGTAATAAACTGACTTAAATCTGGTTGGTCATATACAGGTAAATCTTGTTGAGTAACAAAATTACTAAAGTCTGGAAGATTTAAGTTTTCTATTGAAAAGTCACTGCCATTAGGAACTTGTGGAATCATCCCTGGTAAATCTTCTTGAGTAACAAACTGACTAAAGTCTGGTTGAGATGGCAAACCAAATAAATTAGTAAAGTCTATTCCAGAATCAGCTATTTGTTGACGAATTGCGTCTACGTCAATGTTACTAAGATCAAGTCCTGGTGCTTGTGCTGGTGCTTGTCCAAGAAATTGGTTTAAA